CCACCTGCTGCAGAAGAGGCCACAATGCCAGAAGCAGAGCCGGAGGCTGAAGATGAGTTGGCTGGATAATTTGCGCAACCGCAAACCCGAAGAACCCATCAACCGGCTTTTGTTTTTCTCCAAGCAAGAGCTAACGGAGCAGACCTACGCAGTGATCAGGGTTACTTGGTACTTGCAAGGCAAAATCTGCGGCGTTTCAGAAACGGCAATCGGCCTGTATGAAGACGATGTGATTGCTGAGTTTTCAGGCTTTGTCGGCAACGCGTTGCGTGCTGGCTGTGATGTCTCGATTGCTTGCATTGACGATCCGCAATATCTCGGCATCTATGAGTCATGAGCACGCCTGCCGAGCTTTATCGCAATGCAATCGATCTCAATCGGTTTAGCAACGGTGTTGCCAAGCGCATTGCTGTTGCATACAACGATCTTGTTTTGGACGCTGTTGATCAGCTTCGTGGCATTGATGAGCTTGCAGCGCCTGCGAAGGCTGCACGGCTTCGGGCGATCCTCGCGCAATTGAAGCAGTCGCTTGAGGGTTGGGCGGAGTCAAGCACTGCGATTGCTGTTGAGGAACTGCAGGGTCTGACTGTTTTGCAATCTGAGTTTGTGGAGGATCAGCTGCGCAGAGCTTTGCCTGTCGAGTTGCGTGATCAGATCCGTAGTGTGCAGATCAGCCCGCAGTTTGCGCAGTCCGTTGCGACGGTTGATCCGACTGCAATCAATGTGGTGTCGTTGAGCGATGACCTGCAGGCTGCTGTTGCAGGTGCGCCTCAAACGTTCAGTCTTACCGCTGCACAAGGCACAACAATCACGCTGCCAAACGGCAAGGTGCTTGAGAAGTCTTTTCGGGGACTGGCCGAATCGCAGGCGGATCTGTTCGCCAAGACGGTGCGCAATGGCCTGTTAACTGGTGAGTCAACCGACAAGATTGCGCGACGGCTTAAAGGTCGTCTGCGTTTTGGGCAGCCAGGCAGCTTGCGGCAAATGGCCCAAGCGGGTGGTGAAGTCACTGCTGTTGCCAACAATCAAGTGATGGCGTTGATTCGGACCAGCATTAATCAAGTGGCGAACGAAACCAGCCAGCAGGTTTACAAGGCCAATCAAGACGTGACCAAGCGCTATCGCTACGTCGCGACATTGGACAGCAGGACATCACCCATCTGCCGTTCTTTAGATGGCAGGTCGTTTGAGTACGGCAAAGGCCCAACACCACCGCAGCACTTCAACTGCCGTTCTACGACTGTGCCCATCATTGATTACAGCGGGCTTGGTATTGCACGACCACCGCAAACAGAATTACGCAGGCCTAACACTGCTTTTGGTCCATCGCGTGCAAGGCGTGGTGACACCGTGCCAAGCAACCAAACCTATGGCGAATGGCTGGACAAGCAACCCAATGAAGTCAAAGCAGATGTGCTGGGTGCATCAAAGGTTCCTTACTTCAATCGACTGGCTCGAAAGTATGGCCCGACCGATGCAATCCGAAAATTTGTAAGTCAAGACGGTTCAGAGCTAACGTTGGACCAGTTAAAACGCCGTTATCCCAATGGCTCTTCCCGCTAAGTACAAGTTCACGGTTCAAGGCGCTGAGGCCAAGCCCAAAGCACCGGCCAAGAAAAAGTCCGCTAAAAAGGAAGCACCTGCGGAGGCTGACTGATGCCTAAAGGCCCTGGCACCTACGGCTCAAAGATGGGTCGTCCCCCTAAAAAGAAGAAAAAGAAAGGAGGCAAGAAAAAATGAAAAAGGGTTCTCGCGTTAGTTGGACCTATGGAGGCAAGCGGACCTACGGGACCGTGACCAGCATCAAGGGCGAAGGCGCTTATAGCGTCAAAGGCCCTAGCGGTGGCACTGTGACTCGTCGTGGAGCCAAAGGCGATCCGATTGTTGCGATCAAGTCTGAGAGCACTGGCAACCCTGTGCTGAAAAAACGCTCTGAACTTCGCGCTGCGCCTAAAAGAAAGTGAGCATCAAACGCGGTGGGCACACGTTTGCGGGCTTTGATAAGCCCATCCGTACGCCGAACCATCCGAGCGGCAAGTCTCACGCTGTTGTCGTTAAGGACGGCGATAAACCGAAGCTCATTCGGTTCGGGCAGCAGGGTGCTAAGACGAAACGTCCGCGCAAAGGTGAGAGTGCTGCGGACAAGGCTAAGCGTGCGTCGTTCAAGGCACGCCACGCAAAAAATATCGCGAAGGGGAAAACATCTGCCGCATATTGGGCAGACAAAGTAAAGTGGTCGTGAAAACAACCTTACGGGTTATTCATGTCTGAAGAGCAAAACCAGGAGATTACGTCTCCCGCAGCTCCAAACAATTCTGAGCTTGATGCACTGAAGAGCAGCATCCAAGCGTTAGAGAAAAAGAACTTTGAGCTAATTGGCAAGCTCAAAAGTGCAAAGACAATTCCCGACGGCGTTGACGTTCAAGAGCTGCTTGACTTCAAACGCAGTGTCGAACAGAACAAGCTCGAATCAGAGGGCAAGTACACAGAAGCCAGGCAGGCTCTGGAGCAGCAGTTCCGTGAGGCGGCGGAGGAGAAGGACAAGCGCATCGCAGAACTTGAGGCGCGGGTCCGCGAGCTTGAGTTGATTGCACCGGCCAACACGGCGTTAGCAGACGTGGTGCATGATCCAAGCATTGTGTTTAAGGCCCAGCTACTCAATCCAAATCAAATCGAGCGCGAAGCTGATGGCACGGTTGTTGTCGTCAATGGCTACGAGCGCAAGCCGATTGGCGAATGGGCCAAGACTTTGCCCAGCTACATGCAAAAAGCACCCAAGCCTGTTGGCAGTGGTGCGCCTTCAGGACGCAGCGCAGGTGGCGACATTCCACCGGGCACAAAGAATCCATTTGCCAAAGACTCCTACAACCTCACAGAACAGTCGCGACTCTTTCGAACGGATCGGGATATGTATGAAAGGTTGAAAGCTGCTGCTAACCGTTAATATGTTGACTAAGGCAAAGCTACGCAGAGCCAATCGGGTTACGCCCACACCGTAAACATCTTTTTTGAGGATCTGTCATGGCGACTCTTCGCTCTGACATCATCATCCCCGAGGTATTTACGCCTTACGTCATTGAGCAAACCACTCAGCGTGATGCCTTCCTGGCTAGCGGTGTGGTGCAGCCAATGGCGGAGCTAAATGCTGCCGAGGATGGTGGTGACTTCGTTCAAGTGCCTTTCTACAAGGCCAACCTGTCAGGCGATTTTGAGCGTCTGACGGATAGCTCTTCGCTGACCCCTGGCAAGATCACCGCAGACAAGCAGGTTGCTGCTGTTCTGCACCGTGGTCGTGCTTTCGAGTCTCGTGATCTGGCTGCCCTGGCTGCCGGTTCTGACCCGATGGCTGCTATCGGCAACAAGATTGCTGACTACATCGCCAACCAACGCCAAAAGGATCTGCTGTCCTGCCTGGCTGGCATCTTTGGTGCTGTTGGTGACACCAGCTCCGCTTCTTTCGCAGCTCTGGCTGTCGATGGCGCGTCTGGCGACACCCCTACGCAACTGACTGCCCGTCAGATTGTCGAAGGTCAGTCTCTGCTGGGTGACCAAGGCGACAAGCTGGCTGCGATCGTTGTTCACCCCAAGGTGTACTACGACCTCAAGGAGCGCCGTGCTCTGGACATGATCTACGACGATGCAGGCCAGCCTGACACCGCCGCAGCTCAAGGTTCCTTGGCTAACGCTTTTGGCCCGGTTGCTGTTCCCACCTTCATGGGAATGCGCGTGATCGTGTCTGCTGATGTGCAGACCGCTGGCTCTGGTGCAACCACCGAGTACGCCAGCTACATGTTCACTCAGGGTGCCGTTGGCTCCGGTGAGCAACTGGGACTCCAGACTGAAACCGACCGTGACATCCTCGCCAAGAGCGATGCCATGTCGATTGATCTGCACTACGTGTATCACCCAATCGGTTCTTCGTTCTCCACTTCCGTTTCCAACCCCACGCGGGCACAGCTGGAAACCGTGGGCAACTGGACCAAGGTGTACGAAACCAACAACATTGGTGTCGTGCGGATTACCACCACCAGCGCACTGGATTGAGGAGGTAACTAACCATGGCATCCATTTTTGAGGCAACAGCGGGCTCTCTGATTGGCCCGACCACTGGCGGCACTGTGACCCAGGCCACCAACAAAGGAACAGCCGTGACGCTCAATACAGCGTCCGGTCAGATCACCATGGCAGGCGCTGAGCTTGCTGGTGCTGCTGAGGTGAGTTTCACGGTCAACAACGACAAGATCGCTGCCACTGACGTGGTGGTGGTAAACCACAGCTCTGCCGGTACTGCTGGCAGCTATCTCGTGCAAGCCAACAGCATCGCTGCTGGTTCGTTCAAGATCACTGTGGCGAACGTTGGTTCGACCGCTAGCGAAGCCATTGTGCTGAGCTTCGTGGCTCTGAAGGGCGCTAGCTCCTGATGGGTCTCTTCGCCTTTAGGCGGATGAAGGAACGTGAGGCTGCTGCTCAAGCGGCAGCCTCCGCTCCTGAAAAGCCGACCAAAAAGACTTCTACTGTGACGCCCGATGGCAGTAACAATCGACGCAACAGCGGGCGGCGCAAACGCCAACAGCTACATAACCCTGGCCCAAGCTGACGC